GCTGTTGTAACTCCAACATTTTCAATTTCATCTAGAACAAGTGGAGCATCTGGTTTCTTTGGGTCAAAGACTTGTGTTTCCAGTTGTTCTGCTTCAATCTGGGCCGCAATAGAAATTTCATCTTTGCGTTTCTGTAGTTCTGCAGCATTTTTCTTTGCTGCTTGTTCCGCTGCACGACCTGTTGCGTCTAGCGGTGATGTTTGGGTTTTTGCCACGTTGTTTATTCTCCTAAACTAGTAAGTTGATTTAGTCTGGGAGCCAAAGAAGGAGTATGGCTCCCAGACCTTATCTGAAAGGCTGTTAGTTGGTGTAAACCTTAACAATAGCCTGGTCGGTAATGACACCGAGACCCCAGATTGCGTACCAAGCAAGAGCGTGCTCACGACCGAAGTCGAGAACTCCACCGTCACGTAGTTCAACTGGGAGAGAGATTGCGTGACCAAATGCGTTGTCACCAATCATGATTGATTCATAAACTTCAGCGCTGTTTCCTGTTGCGTTAGTTAGGTAACCTTTTTCTGCTGTGTAATCTGCAGACTCTGGGTTACCACCCTTACCAGGAGCAGTGTTGCTCTTTACAGGAACTTCAATCTGTGACGCTGGAACACCAACGAGAGATGAAGTTGTGTAGTTAGCATTTGCAGCCAACTTCTTAACCTGTGTGGTTTCGATGAAGACTACGTCATAGAGACGTCCAATTTCACCGAGCATGAAGTTACCTGGAGCAGCGTACTTCGTTACTTCAATGAACTCTGGAATAGAGCGAAGGTCACGAGACTGCTTAGGGTGTACGAACTGTACATATGTTTCGCCAAGACGTGGGATGTTCTTACCAGCGAGGGTAAGAGCAGCATCCTTAACAGCGGCTGTGGTCAATTTGAAGTTTCCACCATCAAGGTCTGCGAATGCAGTTGCAGGTGTTCCTTCGTTGTACCAGTCGTTAACACCCTGAACGCCAGAGCGGTCATAACCAAAGACTGCCGATGTTGCAGCAGAAAGTGTGTTACGAGCCTGGATATCAAGGTACTGTGCCATGTGGCGACCAAGGAGACGTGAAGCAGAAGCCATTACGTCATCAAAGGAAGCATTGAGAAGCAATTCAGAAACAGCAACAGCGTAACCGTGTTCTGCAACTGTGATTGCGATTTGCTCTGCAGTGAGAGCATTTGTGGTCATACGAACACCTTCAGTAAGAGGTGTTGGGTCGACCGCAAAGTTCTTGTAACGGAGGAAGTTAACTCGTAGACCAGGTGCTACTCCGAGTTCTGTCTTCTTAACAGCGAACTGTTCGAAGCGTAGAATTGGCATTGCCTGGAAAAGAATTTCCTTCGACCAGATGGTTTGAATTGCTTGGTTCAGGCTTGAATTGGAGCCTGAGTAAGCGGTAGGGGCGGAAGCGAGTTGCCCTGTACCAGTGATTGCACTTGCCATTTAGGTCAAGTCCTTTCTTTAGTTAGTTGTTTGGGGTTAACCGAACAGTCCCTGACCACGATTTGATGCTGCGTTGCCAAGTAGTTTGGCTCGTTGTCTCGCATAATCCGCCATTGACATCTCCCGAATCGAATCGGGTGTAGAGATTTGTTGTTCCGAGTCATTATCGAGGGGCCCTGATGCTGGTGCAGTAATACGTGCACCTGGCATTTGTTGTCTAGCACTAAGAACTGTTTGCTGTACATCCTGCATAATTGCAGAAGACTTAGCCTTCAAATTCTCAATACTCTGTTCAATTTCTTCTTTTGTATTACCGTTAACTAGGTCAATCAGTTGAGGAACAATATTGTCCCGTTCCTGCTCAATCCGCTGTTGGCGGTAATTCATTATTTCTTGGAACCTGCGTTCCTTGTCAAGGAGAGCAATAGCGTTTTCTCTTTCAAGACGTTCCTTCTCAATTAGAGACTGAAATTCTTGCTCCTTCTTCTTGAGGAGTTCTTTGTAAGAAAGTTCGTTTTCTTCCTTAGCCTTTGCTTCTTCTTGTTCTTGCTTTTCACGTTCAGCCTTTTTAGCGGCTTTACGAGCGGCTTCTTCTGCTTGAGCCTTTTTCAAATTCTCAAGTTCTTGAGCCATTTTTTCAATCTGTGGATAAAGTTTTGCTTTCTCTTGAGCACGAGCCTTAGCAAGGTCATCTGCTGTAAAAGATTGCATTACTTGTTCCACTTCTTGTGCTTCAACAACTGGTGCTGGAGCATCAATTACTTGATTTTCTTCCATAGTAATCACTTATCTTTCTTGGGTCGTTGTCCGTATGCCTTTCGGCGTGTCCCTGGTTATTACGAGATAATTGCATAGCAATTGTATGCTTTTGTCTCGTTATATTCTGATTATTCATCAGAAATCTTTTACTCTTTGTCTACTACTCTCCTTTGAGGAATCTTTGTTCCATAGGCTTCAGTAACAAGTTTGTTTCTTAACTCTGCTTCGGCACCTTGTTCCATTCCCCTCATCTCTTGGTTTGCAGGGCTATTAGCGTTTTCTTGAGTTTCAGGTCCTGAAATACCGTCACCCAATACATCGCCATCACCTAATGGAGTTGGGGTAAGTGGTACCGCACTGGTACCATCTGGTCCTGGCATCATGCCAGTCATATCCATAATTTGCTTTTGAATTTGAATTTGTAGCAATTGCAAAGCGCCATCAGCAATCTTGTCTTGTTTAAGTTCATCACGAATCTCCTGAAGTTTCTCTTCAGGGAATTCCTCGCCCAGCGTACGCAGGGCTCCTTCTTTGGACTCTAGGCCCATGCCCAACTTAGTTTGAATTTCATTCAAAACAATTAGTTTATCTAAAGGCAAAGGCTGCGGGAACTGTGCATAGTTAATATACGTAAGAGGGTCATTAGGGTCTAGTTGTGGTAATTGACCTTCTTTAATAGGACCATCTTCTTCAGGATTGTAAAAAAATGCTTTTGGCTCTTTTATAGCCAAAGTACGTAATGCAAGTTCATTAATCTTTTCTAAGCCCTTACCGTATTGAGCAACCTTTTGTGACCAACGGTTCATTAATGGTTGATACTGAATAGAAAGAGCAACACCAGATGTATTTGAAATTGGCTGAACTTGTCCCAGTGCGGTTTCTGGAACGTTCATTATTTCGTGCATTGAGCGCTTTAGAAGTTCTAAGTACTTTAAGGCACCCTCAATGCCTTGACCGCCACCTTCTAGGTTGAAGACTTGAGCATCTTTTGGAAGACCGCCCCAAACCTTCTTTGCGCCTTTTTCTAGGTTAGAGGCTTTAGCACCAACGATAACTGTCACAGGAGAAGCGTGATAGTTAACGATGTCTGCTACGTCGGTTGCTATTTCATTATAGGAGCGGTTTATTGTGATGATGTCGTGTGCGTCTGCGAGACCCCACGGAGAACCTGCAACAGGAACATTAGGAATGTGGACTACAGGTATTAGTCCAACGGGATTAGGACGTGAGTCAATTAACTCATCGTTGATGTACTCTTCAATAGTGTCATCAGTAAGAATTTCTGTATAAGTAAATACTTGACGTGTTCCTTCTAGAGAGGTGCCCCAAAAACGATACTTTTGCTTGAAGCGAAGCAAACGAGTTCTATCGTGTGGGTGAAACTCAGGAAAACAAAAAGAAGAGTTAAGAGGAAGGATACGAACACGTCCTGGATGGAAAACTCCCGCTCCATCTTCCCAAGGTTCTTCGTAAGCAATTTTTACAAAACAATCTCCAGTAATTCCGCCAGATTGTGCCATCTCAAGAAGCACACGCATCTTGTCATTATCTACTTCCCAAATACGTTCTAGACGGTCAGGAATGATTGCTTCTGTTGCTTTAGGGCTGCGGAAATGAACGCCCTTACCAAATGTAAATCGAGCAAGATAATCATTAAATGCACGGTAGTAGTTAGCCGTAAGTTGCATTTCGCCTTGTTCACGACGATAGCCCCAGTGATGACCAAGGTACATCGCCCAGTTAAGTGAGTAACGATTTAGACGAGGACCATGTACTTCAAATTCTTCATCGGCAAGTTCAACCAATCCAAGGGGAGAAATGGAAATGGTTAAGTCACTAGAAGCCGCTCTATACGACGGAGGACTGAAGTCCAAAAATGACATTACTTCTTGCCTTTATCTTTTTTCTTTTTATTGTCTTTTTTAACTAACTGTTTTTTCTGTTGTTCTGCTTCATGTTTTTTCTGCGCCATTTTCTTGCGACGAGATGCTTCAGTTGTTTCTATAAATTGTCCACCTGCTTGAACATAACGCTTATGTACCCAATTAGATGCACCAGGATTTGGATAGTTAGAATACTTAGCACGAGCCATGGCAACAATCGTTGCCCACAACTTAGGATTCGCTGGTTTGGTTGCCATCAAAACTCCTCACAAATTTACCCATGGCCCCCACACTAGTGTGAGGGCCATAGAGTGTCTTGCTAAATTAGTCGTTTACGACTGTAGCAGCCTGACGCTGCTGACGTCCGCCCGATACGACCTTGGTCTCAATCTTTTGAGCCGAATAGTCGTTGTAAGTTCCATGGGCAAACTCACCAAGCATTGTTGGTGCTTCAATCCATGCTGCTGAACCTACGTGTGCACGCTCAGAGAGAGTCTCTGCTGCTGGCTTCTGCCATACAGGTGCATTACGGTTTGGGCGACCTGCAGCAACTGCGCTGCCGCTCATGATGCCTTTTTGAAAATCGTTTGGAACGTCGGTGTCTGTAGCAACGCCTTCTTCAAAGCGAAGTGGGCCACGACGTGTTACGTTATCGGCACCCTTGCGTTCGTACACTTGTGGTGCACGCTCAGGGAACTGAGGATTTGGTGCAATTGTCATTGTTACTCCTTAAGGATTATGGAAGGCCATTCCAGGTAATAGTTTCCACCCTTTTAGCCCTTTTGTGTGGCTAATTAAAAGAAAGGATTGCTAGAAGTTACCACTTCTGGCATAACCAAAGATTCAGTTAAGGAACAGGCTATGGATAGGGAATCTACAAAGTCGTCATGTGCATA